GCTTCTTCGCAATATCTTCCGTCGTGCCACCAGCCAAACGCAACTGTGTCTCATAAGTTTTAATCGCATCAGATGTTCCCAACAATGCCAGAATGGTTGCAACAGACCTGTCGGCAAATCCTAACTGCAAGAGTGTTGCTTTTTTGGTTTCATCAGATGCTCCACTTAGAGCATTTTCAAGGTCTGCAACGATGTCTGCCATATTTCGCAGGTTCCCATCGCTGTCATAGACGGTAATGTTTAACGCCTCAAATGACGCAGCATTATCTAATGCTTTTGTTTGTAAGTCACGCAACGCAATACTGAACTGCGTACCTGCTTCTTCGGCTTTAATACCTTGGTCAGCCAACGCAGCAAGAACAGCGACACCTTCCTCAATATCCATATTCACCGCCTTCATCGCTGCACCAGCCTTATTGGTTAGCGATTCAGAGAACTGTTGAACTGTTGCATTAGCCAAAGTATTTGCTTTAACCAACACATCAGAAACACGAGTCATATTCTCCATGTTCTTAACCGTGTTATTGCGTATCGTTAAACCAAGTGCCGACTGTGCATCCGTCAGCAAGTCAGTTGCTAACGCCATATCAAACATTCCTGCTTGCGCAAACTTCGCAACCACAGGCAACGCTTTAAGACTTTGTTCAGCGTTCAAACCAGCCGACGCAAGATAGAAATACGACTTAGCGGCTTCAGTCGCACTAAATGTGGTTGTCTTAGCCATATCACGCGCAGCCTTAGTCATTTCTTCGCGCATAGCATCAGACACATCGCCCATAATCGCTAACGATTCAGTCATCGCCCCATCAAACTTGGCGAACTCACGAACTGCGAAACCACCAAGAACTGCAACACCAGCAGCCGCTTTAACTGCCGCTGCCGCTAATTGTTTCGCTGCACTATCAATAGTGCGCAGCGCATAGGTGGCTTTATTGCCGACACCTTCTAAGGCTTTGAATTGTGTAACTGCACGATTAATGCCCTTCGCATCAAATGTGGAGACAATATTTACGCCAAGTGCCATTAGTTAGCCTTTAAGAATCGCATTAGCGACAAGTGTGTTGGTAACACTTAACGCAGCATCAACTTCGCGCTCAATCATAGCCATATTCTGTTTTGTTTTGGGGAACAAAGTACGCGAACGGGTACGCCCCTTTTCGCTTTTACGAGAAGTGTGTTTATCTAAGTTTTTTACAAATTGTGATTCGGGGCGCATACTTCCCGACCTGTCATACACGGCACCGCCAGCGTTGCGTTGTTCAATACGCAAGATGCCACGCTGAGAACCAGACGGAACTTTCTTAATACGACCAATACCCACAACTGGTTTTACTCCGCGTTTAGATGCCGCACCGTTATAGGGTGGCATATTTACTTTTCCTTTACGACCGCCAGACGAATGCCACTTAGACAAAGGTTTATCTGGAAACGAACTACCGACTTTGCTGGCAAGCGGTTGAGCACCTAACTTCAGTTTGCCTTCAAGAACCTTATACATGGTCTTGTCGTACTTTTTTAATTCTGCAAGCGCAACACGCAAACCTTCTACCTCAACACGAACAGCAGTCATATGTCTAATTGTATATCTAACGCTTGCGTCGCATCCGTTCTGCACGCCACTGTAAATACTCCCACATGGTATCCACCATTAACTCACCACACTCAATCAAATCTTGTGGCGCGATACCAGTTTCACAGGCAAGAGCAGCAATATTCCAATGCGCGCTACCCTTACCTAACTTTCCAAAGGGACGGACACCTCTTCGTCGCGTGCTTCTACTTGCTGAACCGTACTAACCCAATCAGGGTCAAACTTCAAGGCGGTTTTATTTAGGCGTTTCTCTGCGTGCCACGCCAACCACGCCAAATCAGTCAACTGCATTTCTGCCTCAAACTTCACCACACTCTTACGACGCTCGCGCTCAAATGCAATAAAGTCAGGAAAGATTGCATCAACATCGGCTTTGTCGCCGTTGATGAATGTAACCACCAATGGAATCTTCATTTGTAACTCCTTCTCAGGTTCCCGTTAGTTTACGAAACAGCCTTCGCAAGTGTACCACCCGTGAAGGTCAGGGTGATGGGCGAGGTTGCACCAACATCCGAAGCATTAATCGGCGTGTGACTTGCGAGATAGCAGTTCGTCAGCGTGTACGAAGGATTATCCGCACCGACAGCCGACGAAGTTGGCTTCAACACAACTGTGGTCTGTGTTCCGACCAATGGGAAAACAGTTGCTTCTACTTCGCTTGCAGCAAAGTCTTGATACATCGTGACTTCCAAAGTGTTGTTCTGGATACCGCCGATGAACGAACGGTTGCCACCCATAACCGTTGCTTCCTGCTGCTCAATCTCATGCGTGAGAACAGCCGAACTTGCGTGGTCGCTCAAATCAACGCTGTTGATGGTGACCGAAACATCTTTGAGTGCGATAATTGCCATAGTTATTCCTCAACCTTTGGTTGCTTGTCGTTTTCTTTCTTGAAACTCTTATTGCCGATGATAGCGATATGACCGCCATCAAGCAACGCCTGAATATTAGCACCTACAAGGTCAGATTCGTCAACCATTGAACCGTGCTTAAATTGCGGCATTTTTTTAGAAACAACTTTGTATTGTGCCATATTCTTATCCTAACCGTTGATAATTACTTGTACTGCGACCTGTAAAAAGTCCGCATCGCCTTGTGAAAGATTAACAATACTTGCACCAGACACTACCGTAAGCGATTGTGCAACGCCACCAAGCGTTTCATCTCCCTCAATAGCAGCACGAATACTTTTAGCCCCCGAATACGCCAAATAATCATCAAGGTCTGCAAACGCTCGGTCATCCGTATAACGACCCACAACAACAAATACGGTTGCATCAAACTCAACCAAACCACCACTCATCGCACGGTGATATGTCACGGTGTTTAGAACTGGATAACCAATCGGTGGCGTTACTTGTGACGGCTGATACGAAAATGTACGCAAACCACTAATAGTCGCTAAACGAGTTTTAAGACCGTTGACAACTTGTGATGGGGTGGCAGCCATTAGGCAACCGCCAACTTTCTGTACGGATTAAGAAAATCGCGCACATCTGGGTCAACGGCTTTAATTGTCATAGCCATATCAGCAAATCCCACTATGCCCAACGCAGCGTTGTAGCGCGCAAAACCACGAGCAGCCAATAACACACATGCTTCGCGCACATCATCTGGTACTGATGGATAGCCCCAAGTTCCTTCAATCTGCACACCAGGCATTAACGGAACAGAATACAGCGGAAATGTTTTTGCACCGATAGCAGTAAGACGCCTAATCGGAACACCTAGCAAAGCCGAGTCATACGGTTCTGTTGCATAATCCACATTTGCTGTCCATGTAGTTTCAAAAGAGAAGTCGCCATTGTCGTCAGTCTTTAATGTTGTAATGCTGACTAAATCATCAGTCAAAAACACATGAAATTCAGTTCGCGCAAATACTTTTACGGTTGCAGACTGTTGATAAAAATAGCGACCACAGTATCCGTCAATGCGTCGTGACGCGCCTTCAATTGCATTTTCTAGCAGCGTGTCATCTGTATTATCCGAAATACGGAGAGCCGCTTTAAGTTCGTTAAGTGTGCAATATCCGTTGGTGATAGCCATCACTTAACCTCGTTCTTTTTACGCCTTTTTCCTTTCGGCACGATAGCGCGTTCTGCAGGCGGTTCAACGGATGCCAGTTCGCGTACACCGAGTTGTGCTAAAACTTCATCAACGGCGGCAACGCGCTGCGCTAGTCCGCGACGAACATACCCCTCACGCTCAGTCTTAAGCGACTCAATTAGTGCTTTCGTTTTTGTATCCATTTTGTCTCCAAACAGCAGTGTGGGTGGTGCAGTTTTCACCACACCACCCACATTACTAGTTTTCTAACCGAAGTTAGAAGGTCGGCGCGACCAATCCCGTGCCGTTGATTTGGGCCCAAGCATTCGGGTAACGATTTGCGGTCACGGCGGAATAACCGTAGACAATCATCGTCACATCCAACTCGGCACCCTTTGGCTGCTCAAAGCGGAGCATCATCGGGGAACCATCGCCCTCTTCCCACAGGTGAAGTTCCTGCAGGTTGCCAACATAGATGGTGTCTTGGTCAGTACCAGCACCCTTGTTGGTGGCAACATTCGCATCGGTGATGACGGGCAGACCAGCAATCGCGTAACCGCTGTTGCCGTACTGCACCGAACCCGAACCAACCGCCGTTGCGTTGAACGGACCAGCGGCACTTGGCACTGCCAACGGACGGTTGCTGCTATCAAGAGCAGCAAGCACCCAAGCAAGACGACGCGGATGCATGATGATGGCGTTCGGACCAGCAAAGAAAGTCGTCTGAACTTTCTGCACCGCATCCAACAACTTCGGATACAGTTCTGCAACCGTCGGGCTGGCATCGGTGTAGGTCACAGCCTGACCAGCCGATGAAAACAACTCGGCGACAACAGCCGCGTCCAGCGTCGTGTGATATGCCGACACGAGGTCAGCCATCACCAGCGACTCAATGCCCGTGCCACGCTCAAGAGCCTGACGCGAAACATTTTGCTGACCAGCATAGGTCGTTACCGAAATGTCCAACTTCGTGTCATCCATGTTCGTTTCCTGCACGGCAGAACCTTCGGTTTGCGCTGCAACACCCGAACCAGTCGTGACCTTGCTGATGGAGATGGTCAGACCCTGAGCAGGCAGCGGATGCTTGCGCGCCGCGTCTGCAACGGGGCGACCTGCACGAGCGTAAGGCGCGGCGAGGTCGGTGAGATACTGCGGCACAACGAGACCAGCGAAGTTTGCGCTAGTTACATCACGACGCTCAACTTTTTCCTCGTTCATGTGACGGGCAAGACGCTCACGGGCTTCGTAGTCGCCATTGAACTGTGCGTTGTACGCATCGGCAAGGAACGAGTTGCGGCTCTCCTTGTGATAGGTGCGCGGCTCGCTCTTTACGACTGACACAGCGGTGTCAATCTTCGTCTCGGCACGAACTTCGGCAGCCTTTGCTTGACGGGCTTCCAGTTCCTCGTGACGCTTAATCTGCTCGTCCAAGTCACGAATCTCATCCAACTTGGATGCAATCGTCTTGTCCTCGTCCGAGGTCAGGTCGCGCTGCTCGGTCTGTGCAGTCGCAACAAACGAATCGGCTTCGGCAAGAAGCGCGTTCCGCTTTTCCTTTAGTACATCTGAGTATTTCATAATTTCTACCTTTGGTTGTAGTTGATTGACGGAACAGTGTTGGCGGAAAGTGAAAGTTCGGCTTTGCTACGACTGCTTATGTTTCGCAATAGCCAATTGATTCTTGCGAATCAACAAACTATTAGCGACATCTATAATAGGCGTTTCATTACGCTTACGCAACTCGGCAACGGTTTCCTCATATGCTGGGAAAGTCACAATTGATACATCATAAAGTTGCACTTCCTTCAGTTCACGAACCTGACGGTCTGACGACCAACCATCCTTAATCGTGCGAAATGCGAAACTCATTTGAGACATATCGCCGCGACGCATCGCGGAAAGTACGCGCTGAGCATCTGGATTAGACGCATCCAATTCAGCCTCAACACGAAGCCCACGCTCATCTTCTTCAAGTGCAAGCGTTCCGCTACGAGTACGCGCCAACGGAATACCCTCATGGTCAATCAACAAACGAACATCAGCACCATCGTTAAGCGTTTTAGCAAATGCACCACGACGAACAAACTCAATCCAAGGCAACGGTTCGGACGGCGAATCAAATACCGCGGCATAGCCGATAAGTGTTCCATTATCTTCTGATGCACGAACTTCAAGATTGCTATACGCAACCGAACGATGTTCGCCCCTATTTACTGAGACCCATGCGGTACTGATGACATCACTCATTTTCTGTTACTTCCTGTTCGGAATGATAGCCGATTTCTTGAACAACTGTGTTAGTGATACTAGACGAACGATTGTCGTCAAGTCTCGCTACCAGTCTTTCAGCATAGTCCTGTGCGCGTCGGGCTGACGCTTTACTGCTTCCACCACCCCACAGCAACATAGCAACTAATCCTGGGGTAATTTCGTTGCCTTGTACCGCATCCAAGTCAACAATATGACGAGCAATCCAAGGTGCAATTTTCCGCCACTTTTGTTCAGATAATCCTGTGCCGTTCGCCATTTTTCTAGCATCTTCTACTGTCTGCGGTTTTAAGCCATCACCTGAATAGCCTTCTTCATGCAACGCCAATCCTCGTTTGGCAGATGCGCGCATAAATGCTGGTGCAATCAAATTAACTTCGGCGCGTGCCTCATAACCCATATTTGATTCTTCTGGTTCAGTAGAAATAAGGTCATTCTTAATAATCCAGAACTTGCAAATAGCATTTGGGTCAATATCTCCTTCAACAATTTCACAATTACGACCACCTTCATAGAAAATACAATTTGCACAAATCAAACCATCTTGTGCAAACGGTGAACCTTCCACATAATGCGCACCATCACCATAAGAATCTTTTGTAAACTTTCCTGTTTCGTCAGTTACAAACTCAAGTAAGTCGTAAAGCATTTTTTGCTTCTGCGTTAAATTGCCATCTTCTTCTTCGTTTTCCATTTCTATTTGCCGAACAGTCTCTTCGCTTTCTTCATATGCGGCTTCTACGGCAATCATATGAGCAATTGCATCTGATTTAAGAGCGTGACAACCGCCTTCAATGGGTGTTGTTTCCCCTTCTTTTACAACCGCATAGCCAGAACAGCCTTGTGCATTAGAAATAACTGTGTACGGCATGTCAATCCACGTCTGGCGTCATAACGCGCAGGTCCGCTGAACCAACTTGTGACGTAACAACTGCATACATGGTTTGTTTGAGAGGCAGAAAGATTTGATGCGGTGCAGTGTGCTTCTCCAAAGGCATACCGTTGTCGGTAGTAACAGTGCCGTCACCAACGTAGATGGTAGCGCTGGTGACAATCTGCATATAGACGTAACGGTTCTGGTCGTCAGGATTTACGACGAGAGTTGGTGTTGTTCCGACGGTTACGACTGTCGTTTTCATGCTTCTTCGGTCACTTTCTGGTTAGGTGCTGCATCAACACTAAAGATGACTGTCGGTGAAGTCGTAATAGTTATCTTGACGGCTCTCATTCTGGCGGTTCCGCATCTGTTCCAATAATTTCTGATTCTGCACTCGGTGTTTTTACTGGCTTAAAGAATACATCGCCACCTTCATATGGCTCACGATTCTCAATTTGTCGGGCTTCATTTGGCGACAATGTGCCTGAAATAATTTGTGTGCGTTGTGCATTTACGCGAGTTGTCAAATCGGCGCGCATAAACTCGTCTGCATTAAACTTTACCTTTTGATTTAGCGGCAACATCTGGCTAATTGCATCCTCCAAACGACGCATCCAAGGAAGCAAGGTGTATCGCACAAAGTTGATACCAGCCTGCTCAACATTCTGATAGGTCTGTGTATCGCCACCGCTGCCAGCAATTAAATGCAGCGGAATACGATATGCGCGCGCGATATCACGAATGATTGATTCACGATGTTCAATCATTTGCATATCTGCTGCACTTGTTGTAATCGGTCGCCACTTCAATCCGTTCGTAAGAACTGCTGGACGACGACGACGAACGTGCGTATCCTCCCAAGTTTCACGAACAATTTGTGCCTGTTCAGCGGTAATGCGCTCATCAGTCTCAAGCACCGAAGATGGGGTTGCGCCTTCACCATAAAACTGAGACAAAAATCTATCCATCGCAATACCCATACCGATTGTGTTGCGCTGAACTTCTAGCGGCGACAAACCACGCGAACGACCGGGGAATATGACCCAATGAATTGCATGAATGTCCTTTGGCGAATAACGCTGTTTGCCAATTTCGTATGCCATATCGCCCGCATCAACATCCGTAATTGTTTTAACGCTGTTCGGATGGATGTTTCGCATTTCGGGTGGCAATTCACCAGCAGCACGCGGAGCATAGATGTAGGCACTTCCATGCAACGCAAGCATCAGCACGGTTTGATGGATGAACTCAAACATTGTCTGATAATCATTTGGTTTTTGTAAAACGGAAGGAGTAGAAAGTTTTTGTGTGCGTCCGTTTAATTCTTTTACTCGCTCTAAAGGAAGCACCGAAATTGCATCAGCCAATAAAGTAACGGCAGCCATCAAAGCCGAATGAGCAAACGCCGATGTTTCTGTAACTATTTCTCCTGAATAATTATGGAAATAAGGGCGAGCAGTTATTTGATATGGGTCAATGCTTTGTGGGAGTGCGCGTTGTTCAATTCTTTTAAAGAAACTCATGATGTGAAGTATCCAATTGCTATCAGGAACAAACCAGCCACGACCAACCCAGCCGAAACCGATACCGATAGTACACCAGTCGTTACCGAAATCATGCCAACTAATTCCAAACCTGTCGTAATGAACGACCTGTTAGCCAGTTTCCGTAGTTTTTTTATTACTTCCATATGTCCACCACGCTAGGGCCCTCGTTCATATTTTGTTTGCGTGTTGCTCTATCCACCGCCATAACCATAGCAATACAGGCGTCAATCTTGCGTTTGCTTTTTCCTTTACTGAGTCTCCAGCCACTATCGGTCATTCGTTGTGCGGCACTCATAACTTGGTCTGTAAATGTTGGTGAACCGCCGTGTAATAGTTTTCCTTGCACAATAAGTTCGTAAGCGTGACCGCAGGCTGGAATCATACGTTGACTGGTCTGAGGGAACTCCACCATGTTCAGTCCATCATCCGACAAGATTTCTGCCGAACGCTGAAAATATGCAGGGTCAAATGCGAACTCTTGAACTTGATACGAATTATGAATATCGCGCAAATAATTTTCTACTTGAGCAACATCAACACCTTCATCTTTGGGTAACCAAATTTTTGCTGTTAGGGCAATTCGGTCGTTTTGTGGTTGCGCCAATACGACTGCGATGCTGTCGTGTTTCAGAGCCATGTCAATTCCTACCCATACGGGCAAGTCAGGAGACAATTCCGTTTCCCCGACGCATTGTTCCCATGCGCCAAGCGGTAACCACGACTCTTGGGTGCGTACCCATTGATTTAGTCGCCAACGACGAAATGCGGATTCGGTTGTTTGTTTAGTAGCAGTAGCCATATCATCAACATCAAGTAGTTGTTCTGCAATATTTGGATTAGCGCGTTTCCATTCGGTTCGGTTATTAATGTCGCAATCGGCGGTTGCTTCCCACCACCAAAAACCAAACGATTCGTCATCGTGTTCCCCAGCAGCACATCGTTTTCCGTATTGGTAAAGACTGCCAGCAAGACTGGTTAAGTCATAGCCAGCGGTTGTGATGCTGACGATAAGCGGCTCCATTCGTGCACCTGAACCAAGAGTCATCTGGTCAAACAATTCGTTGTCTGGTTGGTTCCACAATTCGTCAAATAAAACTGTTGATGGATTAAGACCAGCCTGACTTTTGAACTCGGATGACAATACGCGGAATACAGAACCAAATGTAGGTATCTCAATTGCGTCACGATAAACCTTTGCGATTTGCATAAGCATCGGAGAATTCTGAATCTGCTGCTTCGCTTCATTAAAAATAATTCGTGCCTGCTGACGGTCACCAGCCACCGCATAAACTTCCGCGCCAGCCTCACCAGCGATAAGGGAATACACCGCAATCGCAGACCCCATTAGTGACTTTCCTTGTTTGCGTGGCAATCCGATTAGGGCCCTACGGTAACGCAGTCTGCCGTCGTCATTTCGTTCGTATAGAGAACGCAGAAGCCATTTTTGCCATGCAGTAAATTGCAACGGTTCACCTGCACGAAAACCTTTTAGAACACGAAAGTGATTTTCAGCAAACTGAATTAACTCGTTGCCGTCTGTGTCCTTGTATTTTCGTGGAGTATAAAATGCTGGTGCCCACTTAGCCTGCGGAATTAGCCCGTTTCGCTTGGATGCGCGCTCTGATGTCGTGGAGGTCATGATGTTTTGTTTCTCCTAATCCTAGATTTGCTCTGTCTGTTGGTGAAAACCCAATTTGACCTAAAAGCGAAGCAATCTGCCTATCTAATTCGCGCAGCCCTCTTCGTTCACGCCAAGAACCAGTATTAAGCATAACCTGATTTCGTAACTGAACGCGCTCATCAATAGCCTCACATGCCATTAAAACGATTTCGGCATCCATATTCGGTTTAAGCCATGCAGCACCAGCAGTCCAGACCGCATCCCACATACGGCGACCGAACGCCGTTGAAATTGGGCGATGCGGCTCAGGAACATTCTGAAAAGGCAGCACAACAACCTCAGCATTTTTAGGCAACGGTCGTTTACCTAAATTGCCGAGTCGTCTTTTTTGTTCAACAGGTTTTGGTCTACGCCCAGAACCTTTACCACCCATCTAAATACACCTGCATTTCGTAGTGATAATTGTAGTTAGTGAGAATACACCACGCTCACAAAAACGTGATTTTTCGCGGTGGTG